GTCTCTAGTTAAAAACCTATGGTCAATAATTGGATCACAAGTTTTACCTTTTATTTCAATATCATTTAAAATATATTTTAATAATCTCATGTTAACCCATCTAATATCTGGATCAATTTCATAACACCATATTTCATTTATTCCAAGTTGTTTCCAATATGCACCATCATAAAATGAATAACCTGGTAAAGCTATCCCAGCCTTTTTAAATGTGCTAGCACTTTGTAAGGTTTCATAGCACCAAAGTTTATTGTAATGATGTCCACTTCCTTCTTCTGCTAATATAGTATCATCTGCATGACCTATGCCATCTCTTAAATAAGCCTTTACTTGCTTTTCTCTATAGTGATGAGGATCATCTTTTTTACATATTCCGTTTAAAACGTCAAGTGCAGTTTTATACTGTTTTATTTCAAGCATTCTTTTTTCTCTTCCATAGTAAAACCAGAATAAGTTGATATTATAGATTCATCATTATTAATACCAACTACATCAGAATCAAAAACATTGAAGTAATTTTTATAGACACCATCATATGAATAAGGACCAAATCTATGCCATAGCCAATTATCAATCATTCCATACTGAAAGAATATAGATTTACGATGATAATAAAAATCATGCCAAATTTTACGAAGTTGATGTACCTTCCATAATATTACCGAACTATTGTATAAAGGGTTTTGTCTGGTACCAAATAGCAATCTCCATTCATTATCTGACTCGCCACTACCAGCAATCCAAGGTTTTTGCATGTCTAAATCAAAAAAATATGCAAGATCTTTATTAATTTTTGAATCTAAATCAATGTATAATAAAGTATCTCTCTCATCAAATAACTCGTTATCATAAAAAAACATATTAATCTTTTGACAATGAGCGCAACCTCCTAAGTCTTCTCTTAAAATACCATTATCAGATCCAATGGTTTCATTTACATCCATTGATCCTCTGTAATATTCTTTTTGAAGATAAGTAAACTCATCATTTTCTCTAGATGCGTAACATTCATGAATTGTGGTAAATTCAAAATCAACTGAGCAGTTTTTGTTTACTCTGTCATAAAGTTTATCTATGTCTTCTTGACCGTATCTATCACCCCATTGTAAATAAATTATTTTATTAGCCATCTAATACTTCACCTACAATAGACATCACTGCATAAATATTTTTTGCTTTTTGAATTTTTTGTTTTACAGTTATAGGTTGGGATTTTATTTCTGGAATAGAAAGCACTCTTATTTTGAAAGGAAATAAAGCCTTATTATCACTACCATTCTTTTTTAAGAATTTAACTACGTCATCAATATCTTCAATTGGTTCACGCTTTTTCTCAATATATTTTTCATCTCTTTTCTGCTGCGCTTCTTTTAAACCTTGTTCGAACTTAGCCCATCTCTTTTCTAATGATTCTAGACTAATTATCTTAAGTAAGTCTTGAAAGTCTGGATTAGACCATACTACTGGAATGTGATAGGAAATAGTTTCTTTTTTATCGTTAAGATAATAGACTGTGATGAGTTCTTTTGAGCTATCAACAAAGTGTGCTTCAATGAATGTATCGGAAAATTCTGCCATAATGTAATTCCATAATTAAATTTATATTTATTAAGTAGCTTTTATCCTTAATTGGTAAGTTTTGTTTACTTGTAGAGCTGCACCAGTACCACCAGAATCTCCATAAGGTATCGCTTGAAAAGTATAACCATATCCAGAGTACCCACCATATCCAGAATCACCATATCTAGCACTATCTAAACTACTAGATATTCTTTGTGATACAATTTGTTTATCCAAAATTAGTGATCCTCTAGTGACACCACCAAAAGGATGACCATTTGAATCACATATCTCATAATCTATTTTAGAACCCGTAGTATCAAATGCCGCAACTCTGTTGATTGCTTTTTCAAGGTAATAATCCTGTTCTCCTCCGGCTGCTTGTCTGATTTGAAATTGTCCAGGTCCTATTGAATCAGCAAATAAAAAACCAACTGGTGAAGTGGGTTGTAAACTTGAATCAATTCCATGTCTAGCAAGATAATAATTTTGAATAATTGAAGGCTGATCTAGAGGTTCTGGTAAAGGACCTGAATCAAACTTTGCGAGATCAGCAATAGTGTCAGTGAATATAGGTTGACTTGAAACGTTTTCTGAGTTCGAAGCATTTGTAGTGATGTAAAAAGATCCTTGTCTATCAGCTACTGTCGAACCTGCTACTAATAATGTAATTGCAGGTTTTATAAAAGTATCTTCAAAATCTTGTTGACTCATATGTCTAACATTTATTTGATTAGTGCCGCCATTAGATTCATAATATAATGGATATTTAGTAAAGTTAGAATCGGCTATGACCTCTCTTGTACTTCTGGTAAGATTGATTTTATCAAAGGTTACAGCATTTATTGTTGTGGGATCACTCAAAGCTGAATCTGAAGTGGCACGTGCTACTCCAGCTTTTCTTCTAGTATCTATCATTGAATTTAAACTACCACCTGTAGTAATTTCTGCTAAAGAAACACCTGGATCTCGCGCGAAGTTTATTATTGCTCGTTGATAATAATCTGTAAGAGTACTTGACGTCATTTGAACGATGTTACCATCGCTATCAAGTGTTAGTGGAATGACAGCAGTCATAATTAAACTCCTGAGTCAGTGTAACCGAAAATCCTTTTTGCAACAGTTCCGTTTGATCTCAATATGGCTAAGTTAATAGTACGTATATTGTTTGTATTTACCGTTCCAATAGATGCATTTAGAGCAGCTATATCCGAATCATTCGCGGTTATCTGAGCTTGTAATGACTCTGTACTTGCCGCCGAATCATTAAGACCTACTTTATTGCTAAGTGATGCTATATCGGAATCATTACCAGATATTTGCCCGGTTAAAGAACCAGACGATGATGTAGCGCTATCAAATCCAATGTATGCTTTAAGAGCAAGTATATCTGAATCATTCCCGAGAACTCCATCATGCGCAGAATTTATCGCTTGAACCAAATCTGAATCAGCTAAACCTGCATTTAAACTATCCAGATCTCCAACATTGTATGATATAACATTAACCTTAGTTCTAAAGGCATTAATCGTATCACTTAAATCTACAAAAGTTTTTCTAGCCATCTTTATTCATCTTTTCTAATATTTGTTTCATGATATCTTTAAGTTCATTAACATCACTTTTTAATGTTTCAAACTCATTTTCTTTTTCAACGCGTTGTTCTTTTCTTATCTTTGCGGCTTCAATCTCAGTTTCATTGGAGTTTAAGACAGCACCAGTTTCTTCATCTTTAACTAAGTCTTTATTTCCTTCTATTCTTACAAGTTTCATATTAGACTCCTAATGCAATTGCTCTTAAATCTTTTATTACTGGAACCTTACTTGAATTGCTTGATCTAAATACAATTTTTAATTGAAATGCAGAAAAGGCTGTAAGTGTTCCATTTTGTCCACCTATAAGATATGTATATTCTCTAAATACATCTCTATTTTCATCGCTTGGCACATTAGCATCTCTTGGAGCCAATGTCCATTTAGTGTCATCAAGTTGTTGGTCTTCAATAACTGTTTTAAAGTATAGATCAAAATCTGCTGATGAAGGTCTATTAGCGCTAAGTAATATTCTAAGTCCAACTGCATTTGATAACAGTGATACAGGTTTAGTCACATGTTTCGAAAGGTGTGTACCTCTAGTTTTATCAGTTTCTGGTAAAATATTTAAAGGTACGTTAAAACCTGCAGCAGCAACAGATGCCTGATTATCAATTTTATTTCCTATAAGCATCAAAGAAGCTCTTTGTAGATCTATAACTGGAGAAACAAAATCATTTGAAGAAGACATTGTTACTTTCATTGTAGCACTTTTTGCTGCTTTAGCGTCATTTGTCACAACATTAGGTGCAGAAAGAAGATTATTTTCTTTTAATGTGATATCAGAAAAAGCTGTTTCTTTTACATAAGCTGTCTCAGATCCTGCTAATGATTTACTAGATGTTTGTTTCATTTGAGTACTAATTGAAGTACTTTGAGGAACAAGAGTTTCTAAGTAAGGTATAATATTGTCATATTTGTAATGCTGACTTATTACAACATTATTACCACCACCAGATGATGTTGCATTGGCTTGAGTTCCAGTAAATGTAAAGCCTGTACCATCAATTCCGGTAATAGTTTTATCACCAGTTACAGTAACTCCACCTATAGTACCTGACACACCTTGAAAGGTTACTGTATCGCCAACTTGAAGTCCATGATCGGGAGCAACTACTCTTATTGTAGTGGAAGATACTCCAGTTCTTATAGGATTGTCACCAAGTTTTATAAATGGTATTGAATGATTATTCAAAATAGCAGTATGATTTCCTGTGGTAAATACTGCTCTGTTTATTTTAAATTTAAGATCCATATCATAAACTGGTTCCCATTTGTAAGAATTTTGAGGCATGTATAACGCGCCTACAACAGTTTTTCTTGTAACTCTTTTTTCAGTAGATCCAGTTTGTATTTCACCAGTTTCACCAGCCCATATCTTGTATTTTTTACTATCAGAATTTATAGCAATAACATATTCAGTAAAAGAATCTAAAAATACTGGCTCATCAAATTGAAATGTCGTTGAAGATGATGCATCATCAGAAACATTAACACCTGTTGGTGAGAGATATTTTATTGATCCTGGAACTATAACTTCTTTTGATGGTGTTCCATTTATAATTGGTATTATTTGCACCCATATTGGCAGATCATTATCTTTTGTTTGGAAGAATAATTCTATTGATGAAACAAACATTCCTTTATCATTATTTACATAAAATGCCTGTGCTAAAGGATCAACTCTACCTCTCGTATCTGATGTACCGATTACTTTGTCCGAAAGAATATTTTTATCTGTTCCATTGGCTGTTATATGTCTTGTGGAAATAACACCAGTTCTATTTTTTTCTATAACACCACTACAATTATAAAGAGATGTTGCTTTAGTGGATGCATTTGTTTCATCAGAAGTTGTAATATCAAGAAGCTTAAATTCTCTAACTCCACATCTAAAACTTATGTCATTTGTATTAGGAATAAAAAACGTACCCGAAACCTTTCCTTCAGCATCAGTTGTTAAATTACTAGATCCTAATGGATGTTGACTAGCTGAAGATGCAGTATTACCATATTCAGTTACTCCAGTACCATGAAAAACAAAAGTAGATTCTCTTACCCATGAAGAAACATCTACACCATCAAAATATGGAAAGACTCTTGTATTTGGACGCATTCCTATAGCTTCAAAATTTACTAATCTAGATCTCATAAAAGGAATTATAGCTATATCAACAACCCTATCATCTATTATTTTTCTTATAGTTTCTGAAGCAACTACTCTATTAACAATAGTTTTATCGACTTCTTCTAAACCACCTGTTAAAAAACTAGAGCTTTGGCCGCTAAAAGATCTCGTATCATTTTGTATTTCTGTTGTTTCAGATACATTACCATTAGCATCATTACCTATCCAATTCCATTTAATACTTTGTCTTAATGTATCTTCATCGCTGGAAAGTTTATTTGTTCCAGATATTGCTTTAGTTCCAACTCTTTCAGTGTCTCTAAATTCATCTGATGATGGAGATAAACGAATATTACCATTAAACTGAAATATATCAAAACTATTAACGTCTATCGTTTTTGAAGACTGCAGTTGTGATATATGAGCGGAATCTCTAAAATTAAGATATACATTATCACCTTTTCTTACTACTCCAGAAGATCCAGCATCGGCAGAATCATAAAGTAGTCCAGCATTGTTTTCGTAATATGCTGGATGGAGTGTGTGGCTTTTTGGATCTATAGAAGCTTTATACTGTACACTAGAAAGTAATGATAAAGATTGATCAACAAAATTGTCTACAACAAATCCTACCTTGACTCTATCGTTACCCGCAGAATCTAAAACATCTGTTGTACTTGTATCAAGCTCTAATAAACTTAAACTTTGAAGTTCTTCTAGTTTTTCTATTCTTCTTTCTAGTTTACCAATATCTTTCATGGTGAAACTTTTTGCTTCAATCATATCATAAGAGACATCCGCACCACTTAAAGTGTTTGCACCCATTCTTGTTCTGTATAGTTCCAGTGAATTAGCTGGTGTATCTGGAAACTTTGGAGTTAGTGATGAGGATCCTAGAACTAAATTTAAATCACCAGTTTCTGTTATAGTAATTTTATCGTTCCTTGGCATGAAATGAGAATTATCAGAAGTTACAGTATCAGTATTTTTAGGTAATTCTATTATTCTTGCATTTGATCCTTGAAATGTCGATCCAGTACCTCGAGTGGGTCTAAAATCTAATACATCTCTAAGATTTATTTCTTTACCAGTTTTTGAAGTAAAGGTTGGTATTTGCGCGTAGGCAATTGAATTGTATGAATTAACAGAATAAAAATCACCTGAAGTTGTTTGAGTAAAATGTCTAACCTGAGCTCTTACTGTACCTGGACTGCTAAACTCTCCTCTTAGTATTAACCTACCACCTTGATAATAAGCGTCTCTTTGACCATTATCTAACTCAAAGTAAGAAGTAACATCTTCGCCACTTGCGCTATCTTTATTTACAGTCAAAACATCAAATATATCGGTTGCTCCAAGAAACACAACGGTTACAATATTTCCTTCTCCATCTGAATCAGTGACGGGTGATTGTGTTACAGTATGAGTTGTTAGTGTCTTAGTCTTTGCTGTTGCAGAACTTTTATTAACATATGCCAACACAGATACACTTTTTCCTACGACACCCGTACCTATTGTAGAAGCTTGAGTTGCATTACCGCTTATTGAACTGGCAGTAAGTTCTGGTCCACTATCATCTCTAAATAATAACCAGTCAGAAGTATTCGCAAATGTTTCTCCAGGAACTGTAAGATTTATTCCAAGATTACCAGCTGAATCAGTTGTTCCAGTAAACCTTCTTTGAACTGCAAAATTGACATCTGATAATGTCGAAGGTCTAACATTTGGTAATTCAAAAATGAGATCCTCTTTGTTTATCTCGAAAAGTTCAGCAACTACATTGTTGTTAGTGTCTGTTTTAGTTTTTAGTGTTACAAAATCAGTCTGTGAATTACCTATTGCTCTTGCTGAATTAAAACTCTGCCCTTTTGCCATTTCAATATCAAAAAGATAGACCTTAAAAGTTCCATCAGTAAGTTTTTCTATCGAACGAATTTTTGCTTGTCCAATCGCAGACCCCGTAACATTCGCGGCATTTGTAGAAATTCTAACTAAAGCAAGAGAGTCTATTCTAGGAGCGCCTTTTATTGCGGTTGCTATTACAAAGTTTCCATAATCAACACCAGTTGGTTGATTGTTAAATGTTGTTGTCGCGGTAGATCTTGGAACAGTTATTTTTGTTGGTGATGGATTATTTACTCTGTATCCATTAACATATGCGGTTCCTTCACTTACAGTAAGTTGTAAGTTAGAAGCATCTGCTGAATCATATGCAACTGTAAATGGCTTTATAACATAGTTACCTGATTCTTCTTTTGTTCTTTGAGCTAAAATATCATTTATTCTATTATATTGATTATGACCAGTTGCAACTTCTACAAGTTTAGAATTTTCAATTCTTCCTATTACCACAAAATTATCAGATGTACCGATTTGATCTTCAGTTATTAATTGCAATTGTATTCTAAATCTATCAGCACCAGGCGCAGTTTGATTTAAAACAGCTCCTTGATTATCATATAAAGATGTATCATCATTTACAGTTACTATATCTTGTACTATTTTAAATCCTAAATTAACAGATTTAGATTTACTGTATTTTTCAATTATTATTGATTGTGGTTTTACATGTACAAAAAATCCTTGAACAAAGAAATCACTTTTTCCAACACTAACTCTTATTCCTGAACCAACGGCTGGATTTGATGCTGTATTAGTGGTTTGCACAGTCATATTTCCTGAACCAATGTCTGCATTCAATTGCTCACCAGGCGTAACTCTTATAGGCGTTGAACTTGAAGTTCCGGAAAGACTATTTGTATATCTAACATATAGTGTGTTTGGATCAGAACCATCTGAGGATACTGTTTCTAGTATTTTTACTTTGACATTTGAAGTTTGTCCGGTAAATTCAGTATCAATAATATCAACTGGAAAGGAAGCATCAGTTATCTTAATAAATTCATAATTGTTATTAATTACTATTCCACCAGGATTAACAGCTGCACCTTCTTTAAATATATTTGACCCAAATCTTTTTACTTCATCTTGTATTATTGTTTGAAGCTGTGTTAATTCTCTTGCTTGTAAAGCTCTTCGTGGATTGAAAAGTATTCTATGAAATCCTGCACTATCAGAAAAATCATCTTTATACTTTGAAGCAAATAAATTATCGGTGAATGTTGTGGCCATCTAATAACTCTTTATATTTGTATTACTATCTTAATATCTTCGGTTTGTCCTTGCGATCTTGCAACTGCACCTCTATTATTAAGATACAATAAGTCTCCAGTATGTTTCTTTATGAAACCAGGTATACGAGGTGTTAATACTATTCCTGAACCTGTTCCATTACTTTCTGTAATTGTTTCACCTATAGCAAAAGAATCAAATCCTGTATTATCATTTTGATGATAAAATATTTTATTTGAATCTACTTTATCTATAACTGCCTTAGTACCAGTTGTCGTACCGACTATTATCTTATCTGCAGTAAATACACTGGAAATTGTTTGTAGTTTTAAATGATCTAATACAGAGCCAGTAAGTCCACCAAAGACTGAATCCGTGGCTGTCTTTCTAAGATCATTTATTAATCCTATTTGTCTAAAATCATTTCCTAATATGAAATCACTATCAGTGCCTTCTACTTTACAGTGTACAACCAATGATGATGTTTTAAGATCTAATTTTGCATTTCTTCCGAATCCTTCTTTAGGACCTATAACCGCTCTTGCGAGAGCTCCAGTTCCGCCGCCTCCTACAAGAGAAACATTGGCTGTTGAGTATCCTTTTCCATATTTCAAAGTGCTTGAGTCGTTATCAAATTCGACTTTTGTTACTGCTCCAGCGGCGCTATCAATTATAGCGGTTGCGGAAAAAGCACTATCACCATCACCAAATATGAGAACTGTTGGCGCTGATGTGTATCCACTTCCTCCGTTTGTAACAATAACCTGTGTTATTCTACCTGAATCAGAATTGTCCTGTATTTCTTTTTGTTTTATCTGTATTCCAGATGAATTAGAATCAGTATCTAAAATTATTCTAGTTGGCATAAAAGATGCAGTCATGAACTTTCTTGCTTCAGTTTCGCTAATCGTATATAAAAATTTCCATACGTAACCATCAGCTAGTTCAAAAGGATCATTGTTACTTCCTGTTGGTTGTACTATTGATGGGACTAAATTACCTTGATTATTTCTACCTGCCCTTAAACAAATATAAACGCCAAAGTTTTCTGTGAGCACATAAAAAGATGCAGAACCATATCCTGTTGTTTGGTTGTCCCAACCATGATATATTGTACCACTCGTCCAATTAACTCGAGGAACAACATGTGAAACACCATTTAATCTTTTTACAGATTGCAACCCATTTTTAAACTTTCTTTCATCATCTGTATTATTAATAGGTACAGGCGCAGTATCTGAATCATTCCAAGCCTCAGATCTTCCAAATCCAACGTATGTTGGCTTTGAATTATCTTGAAGAACTGTAACTAATTGATCAATAAGTTGTAATTTTAATCTATCCGTAACAATAGCTGCCATATCATTTATCCTGTTCGTTTATCTTATTTATACCTGTTTTCATCAAAGACTCGATATGTAGTTCCATGTCCTTCCATGAGAATCATATATACTCTGATCTAATGTTTCTGTGTTATTATCAAATCTAATGTCAGTTGGAAATCCATTTATAGGTGTTCTATCAAGCCTTGGACTACTTGCGTCTGCCAAATCAAAAATTGATCTATACGTTTTATCTAAATTAGTAATAGTAAAATCTTTATACTGTTCAATTAAAATATCTGGATCCATTCTTACAGTAAATACTCTATTTGTTCCTGGATTTGCCGAAGTATAGCTTATTGAAGAGTCCTGTAATCCAAATGCATTATTACTTATATCTGTCCAAGAAGAAGTAATGCTGTCAACTTTATTGAATTCTATCATGTTTGCGCTATCGCCTGTCATTATATATGAAGTGGCGCCCATAGTATCTAAAATAGTTGTATCAGCAAGTGGTGCTGTAACAATACTTATAGTATCGTCAAAAACAAGTAATGGAAAATTAACAGCGCCTTTTTGCGAATCAAAAACTGCAGACAATGCTGATATAGTATCTTGATTTTGTGGTTGTACTAAAACCTCTGATGATAAAAAGAATCCTGCTGGATGTACAAACTTTTTATAAAGGTCTTTATATGTTTCGAAAGCAAGAGGCGCCTTAAGCATTATTGATAATATTTGAAATGCTGCCCCATCTTGTAATACACTAGTGCTTTCTTCTTCTGCCGATAGAACATGCGCAGAATCATTTAAATGAAATATATCTCTTTTAGGATATACAATTTCGACATCTTCATTAAAAAAACCTCTAAAAAATCCTTCAGATGAATATTTTGTACCCTTGACTCTGTAAAATCTAGCAAAGTTTTTAAGTATTTCTCTTGGATTTTTAAAGAAAGATTGCGACATTCCCATCGCAAATTCTCTAAACATATTATCTAACTGACTTAAAGATGCCGCTTCAATATCTCTTATAGAGTATAAATCATTTATTAGTGCTCCAAAGTTATCACCACTATCAAGAAAATCATAATATGATTCTAAAAATGAAATTAAGTTTGGATAATCTGTTGCAAAGTACTCGGGTAATACTTCCTTAACGAGATTCTTATGAAAAGAAATCTCCAGACGATCATAATCTATAAGAGTTTTTTCAACCATTATAATGCCACTCTATTTCCTTGTCTATCAACACTGCTGGTAACTGTAAATCTTTCTTCATCTACTTTAAATACAAAATTTCTTTGAGATCTTACTTCGCTTTCATTTTGAGGAACTGCTGAAAATTTTATAAAATTAGATCCGCTTAATATAGTTCCAGGATTAAAGTTTATTAAAGATAATGTACCATCTAAAGAATTAAAGTTTCCAACATTATCTTGTACAACAGTATCAGCATCATCAACATTAATAATTTTTAGTTTATTTGAGGATAGTGTATTAACAACTTTTAAGTTTCCTGTAACTCCTGTCATTTGAAATAAGTCTGATTCTATTATTGTCAATACATCATCAGCATTTGCAAGTTGAACTGGATATACTAACTCATAATTTAAAGGCGTATCTAAAGTAGGAATCAATCTTTGTTGCAATTTGATATTCATTCTTGAGTTAAGTACAGCAATATCTACTTCATCGATGTCTGTAAGTAAATTAGATCTTCTAAAAGTTTTATTAAAACCGCTTACAGTATTTAAAAGATAATCTCTTATTGCAACTCTTGTTTTATTTTCAAGTGCAAGTGCAGTTGAGCCAGTCAGGTCTGGATTAAAAGTAAATGAAGTGGTTGTGTCAATAAAAATTTCAATTGGATCAACAAACTCTGGTGTTATTGACATCACAGAAAGATTATTTGTAAAATTACTTTTTATATTATCTTTAACTATTATTTTTGCTGCATTAGTTAGACCATCATTAAAATCAAGAGCAACATAGACTTTACCATAATTTACTGGTACGTTATCTTCTCCTCCCCAAACCGAGACATCTTTTACTGTAGGAAAGTTTGCCGCTATAGTTGATCTATAATCTTCAGGCGTAACAAGTCTTTGTTGTGTGGCGAATGCAGAGGCAGCTAAATCTTTTATAGAATCAATGCCTTGTTTATTTGCTCCACCTGCTGAATTAGCCTGTGGAACGATTTGCAATGCAAAATTAGTCCCACCAACATTATATTGTACCGATGTAGAAAACGATTTTATTTCATTGGCTGATGGACCTGTTGTTCTAAGATAAGTAACTTCGATTTTACTTCCTGCTTCTGGAGATTTTCCAAATGTAACACCATCTCCAAAATTAAGTTCAAATGTTCCGTTTGGAACTTCTCTAAGTGTATAATAAGTTGATTTAGCATTAACTGTAAGCGCTCTTTTTAAAGGTGTATACTCTTCAAAAACAGTAGAACTTGGTGATTCAAAAACTTTTATAATTGCGGTTGTGGTATCTATGTCGGCATCAGGGATAATATATATTTGTCGATCAGTTGCTTGACCTACAAAAAAAGTTTTAGTTATTTTTGTACCTTCAAAGGCAGTAACTCCGGATGCGCCATCAGCATCAACAAATGTATATAATCCTGTTCCGTCATCTGTTGCAGTAAAAGCCTGTGTAGTTAAAAATTGAAAAGATCCGTTTTCATTTGATCCAGTAAATACACTATCCACTGGAAGTACATAAGTTTGAGCTCGATTGGCTACGCCAGCAAGATTTAAAGTTGCAGTAAATCTAGCCTGTGATGATGTTGCTGATCTTATACTAAATCCTAAAGCTTCTGCATGAGATATTACAGATGATCTAAGTTGAGCTGTTGATATAAATGCTTCATTTAATGCCATATTAGCAGTAAGTGCATTGAAATGAGTATTGTATGCCAAAACGTCAAGAATATTTGAAAGCCCTGCTCCTTCAAAGTCATAATCAGCAAATTCTGTTTTAGCACTAAGATAGTTTTTAAGCTTATTCTTAATCTGATCGAAATCTAATTGTGTTGATTGAATATTTGTTGCCATTATCTTAACCTTGCTAATGTTGTTTGAATTACCTGTTTCTCTTCACTGTTAATAATTCTATATGTAACCTTTACAGAAATAGTATTATCATCAACTCTAGACGTATTTTGCAAACCAGCATTATTAACATCAGTTTCAACTCTAACATCAGTTACTCTTGGCTCATATGCACGTAAGGCATCTTCAACATCTTCTTCTATTTGAGATGATATGTCTGGATCACTTGCTATTTCAAATAGTAAACCTCTAAGATCTGCTCCAAAATCAGGATTAAATGGTTTTTCTAAATTATTTGTTAATAAAATATTTTTTACGGATTGCTTTACTGAAGCGGCATCTATTTTTTTAAACACATCTCCACCTACTTTAGGAGAAAACGTAAGATCAATATCACTATATTTTCTTTGTCTGCTTCCTAATATTGAAGAAGTCTGATTACCGTCTTCTATTGAAAATGCTTTTGTTACCATTTTATTTTCCGTAATTTTACAGTATTTATATGTTTACGCTGTAACTTCAATCAAATCAGAAGAACTTTGAACATCGCCATTAAATACAGTTTCTAAATTCATACTATATGATGCAGAAAAGTCTGAACCAATAGATGGAATCTCTATAGTAAGCTGACCATGAATTTCTCCACTTGGGTTAAATGTATCATAATTTAATCCTAATTTGTCATAACTAAAAGTATCTCTTAAAAGCTCGGCAAAATCATATAATTTATCAAGTGCGATTGAACCGTCAGTTGAGTATACTTCATAAGCTACAGCTTGACCCTTTTCAGCTAATTTATTAAATCCAGATGTTGTTTCTCCAGGACCAGGTTGGTATAATCCTTCGGCAACGACTAAATTATAACCTTTAAACGTTCCAAGATCATAGAATGTTTTTATTATTTGTGATTGAACATATAAGTTCCTGGCTATCTGTTGTCTTTCACCAAAACTTGTAATATGATTTAATGTTACCTTGTTCCCAGTCCCACCAGTAAATTTTGAAATAGGAATACCATTTCCAAGTAAGGTACTAGCAGATATTAAAGTTTTATTCTGTGGATTGAATTGCGAATCAACAGCATAAGTAAAGGATCTTGGTTTAGAGGATCCATCGGCAGCTTTGAACTGGCTATTCATTTTATTAACACCACCTTGACCAATAATATCATTTCCTGTTTTTACAGATGGATTCTTTCCTGCCATTCTATTAACACCACCAGGAAGTCCAGTTGAAAAAGTTTCTGCTAGAACTCCAGCAGCTATTCTGTCAGTAACAAATGTTGTATTACTTAAATGATTTTTATCTTTTAATTTTGACCTTACTTCTTTTAAATTAAGTTCTCTGTTTGTAACACCCTTTGATGTTGTGTCTTTATCATAATAATTCTTAATTTCATCATTCTTATCAACACTAACTTTCTTTACTCCTATTTCATTATTTTGTAATAGATCGCTTATAATACCACCACTTGGTTGAACTGTTGCTGTAGTATCACTAGAAGTTGAATCGATTGAAACATCTTCAATTTGTACCACACCAATACCACCAGCTACAGATGATTCTACAGCTTGTTTTGCTGTACCATTTAATGAACCATGAAATGTTGTTGCATATGCTGCATTTTGCTGTGTCGTTTTTGCGTGTAAAGTGTTTTCTAAATATACATTATTATAATATCCAATCATGTCCTTACCACCAATAGTTCCTTTTTCGCCTATCACGGCTAAATCAGTGGCGGCAATATTAATATTTGGACTTGATATATCAATCTCTTTTTCAGCATTAAATAAAACCGCGTCGCCATGATTATATTCAGATTTACCTTGTGCTATTGATTGGAATGTACCTTTGACAATATTATAATAATTTGAAAGAAAGGTATTTGCCATATATCCTAAAACAATTACGCTTTTAGATTTGTTAACAACTTCACTCATTAATCCTATAACTTTTTTCTTATACGAACCAAATATATTAGCTATCCAATTTCCATTCACTGTTAAATTATAATCTCCGCCTATTTCTAAATTATAATCTCCTGAGACAGTCATGTTTAAATTACCATAGTATGATATGTCTCCATTGCCTTCAACTACTAATCTTCTATCGCCTTGTGCTACATCTATTTTATGATTTTTAGCATTTACAATTATAGTGCCATCAGGTCTTATATCAACACCAGCTCCATTGTTATGTTTTATTATAATTCTTTCACCACCAGGAGTATCATTTATTTCTATAACATGGCCTGATACAGATTCATTTACTTGTGATAAAGGATATTGACTTGATATAGAATGAGTAGCATCTGTATTTACATTAGGTATACCATTTCTGGTATCAAGCTCATTAACATCAACACCTCTAATTGCTCTATTTACAGTCTGTTGATTCTGATAATTTGCTTTAGGGTATTCACCACCTGGATCTCCAAAAGCATCTGGTGGTACTCCTTCTTTGTTTACAAATCCTTCTCCATTGTCACTTATTCTTTTTAAGAGTTCATCAGTTTCTGTTGTCATGCTACACCTCTCTGTAAGCTTGCAAGTTGTGTTGGCGATACCGGCCCATTTTGTGGATTAGAAACATTTTGTTTATTAAATCTTGAAATAATATATTCGCCAACATCAAACCCTGGATCAGGTTTATTCCTATCGAAATCCATGTGACCAAAAGCTTGCCCTCCTGGAAATATCATGAAGAATCCTTTTAAAAACATATCAAGTGTTTTAAATTGAGCTGCAGTTATAGACTTTGCACTTACAAATCTATTAGGATTAGGCGTTGAACTAGGACAATTATAACCTGCTACAAATGCTATACCTATGCTAAACTTATTATGGCCGGCTGTTCTTGCGTGCGCTCCTCTTAAAGATATCGGCCTCCCTCTTTCAAGATCTCCATTCCTCTTTATAACATAGTGGTAACTACATCCTTTAAAACCTCTTCTTAGTCCAATTTCATGTATTTCTTTTGCACCAACATGGCCTTGATTATTATAATGAGCTGTCCAATGAACTATTGTTTCTGTTATCGGTCTTTCACAGCCTCTTAATTCTGATACTAATTCCTCTAGTGAATTCACTTTTTCAAAAGTATAGCTCTTTGTATCAGTACTGCTTCCTTTCCAATTATTTGAAATCTTTCCAAGATCTTTAGTTTTTCGAGATGATTTACCAAGTTTAAAATCTTTAGCTCGTGACCTATCAATAGAACTAGCTGTAGATGTACTTAAATTAGTCAATGATTTTTCTAAATCAGTTTTATCAAGGTCAACACCTTTTGATATTCCTATTGTTTCTACGAGATTAATTGCTTGATCATTTTGACCGTTAATTATTAGATTTTCAACCTCGAGTAATTGATCTTCATCAAGACTATTTTTTGATACATCTTTTAGTAGTTCTTCAATATAATTTTGACTTGATAGAACAGCTTTTTCTGTGTTACCTATTTCTGCTTCTTCTCTTCCTAATACGCCGCTAGTTAGAGACTTAATGTTATTACTTGATGTTTGTACTCCAGCACTCACAGTATCTATTTGACTAAAATAGTCAGCTGAAGGCGACATACCACCAAGAGCTTCTTGAGCAAATTTTTTAAATTTTGAAGGAACAAATTGTAGCAAGTATCCTGTATCTGGTTCTTCACCAACAGTATCAAAGTAAGCATTTTTTATTGCTTGACCAGATCCTAACATTACTTTTGCATGCATGAATCCATCACCTTGAACACTTGAGTTTGTCAATGTGCTTATATCCGAAGATTTAGTAGATTTTCCAGGTGTTCTTAAAGCTTCTGATTTTGCATCTGAAGTTACAAGTGCTATTGCTGGAACTGATAATTCATCACCAGGATATAAATCAGATTGTGTTATAGCAGTCATTCCACCTATTGTTTGACCGGTACTCTTTCCTAAAATACTAGATTGTGTAGATCTATATTTACCACCAGTTTCAGTTATAACGGATTGATCGTCTCCAAATTTGCCTGTTAAAGGTATTCTTCGAAGAGTATTGTTTAATTTTTGAAGAGCTACTTTATTAATTTCTGTCATTGTCCGCCTCTTGCGTATTCTGTATATGCTGCCTCCGCGGCATCTAATCTTCTTTTATAACTTGGGTGACCTTCAGCATATCTTTCAAAATCATAAAATTTTGCTTCAGGTCTAACATAATACTTATTCCAAGCTCTAACTGAAGTTTCTACAGTTTTTTGAGCCTTTATCTTTGCTAGATGACGAGATTCAGGTCCTTCGGTAAGTTCCCATGTTACAAATCTCATTTGAGTCGATAGATGATTAACGTTTAGATTATTATCTGCAGCAAAGTTTTCCAAGTCAGTCCTTCTTGATCCCTGCCATTGAATAATTCCTATAGCATTTTCTGCAGGATTAGGACGCTTTGGATCAAATGAAGACTCTGCAAAAACTGTTCCAACAAAACCTGCCGATTGTTCTGGTGTAAGATTCATTGTTGTTGTAAGATAATTATATATTTTTTCAGCATTAGATGATCCTGCTATTTCTTCGCCAAAAGTTTCTACTTTATCTTGGTCAATTAAAACTTTTTCTCCTTCATAAGGTACATCGGTAACTGTAGCATCTTCACGAGTTTGTTTACTTACCTCGTTATCCGGCACAAAAGGAAAATTTTTAATTGTAGGATCTGTTTTTTGTGTTTCGCTTTTACCAGCTATATGATCTAAAGATCCTATTATTACAGGTTGTTGTCCAGCAGTATCTAACATTATACCTAATACAATCGTTCCTGGAACATAAACAGCAAATGGACCAATTCCAGATGCTCCTCCACCGATCCTTATTGTACTCGCCCAAGGCAATGCTTCTTGCGGTATGTCTTCAAGATTATCAGTATGTAAACCAAAAATTCTTACTTGACACCTTCCAAGTTGTTGAGGATCAGTGTTTGACAATACCGTTCCAACCCAAAAACCCTGTATCTGTCCTTCAAATTGTTTAGCAGACTGTAATATCTTAAACTCATCTCTACTAAAACTACCCATCATTCCCATTATATGCTAGCTCCTGATGTTAAACCACCTAATTTGGCAAGTGTCAATTCAACTTTATAACTTTGATTACCAGAGATTGTATGTTTTGCACTGTATACTAAATACTCGCCACTTTTATTCAAATCAATTGTTTGATTAAAATCTGTGGAAGCCTCAAAGTTTCTAGAGCTCTTGACAACAACACTGATTTTGTTTCCAATAGTATGATTTCTATTTGTATGAACAAAAAACTTTCCACCACAAACAATATCCATACTGGATTTTAATAACCAGTGCCTTAGTGCTGTTGACTTGATTTTATTTTCATGTTGTTGAGCTGTTCTTGCTTCACTATAACTTCTTGTATCATAATAATCATTAAATTGTCTTGATGTACTGAACTGAGTTATCTCTCTTGTCATGTACTCATCTCCTTCATAATTATTTGTCAATATATTATCTTCATCTAACCTGACTGTTTGATCATATGTTGGTGACAATTGCGGAACAGAAAAATTAGAATTATCTTTTAAAAGACCTTTTGTTTCAAGATCACTAAAAACTTTTGCCATTGAAAAATCTACTTTTGTGTTCTTACCAGTTGTAACATCAAAAAAATTATATTTAGATCTTGTCATTCCCTGCCTTGCCAGATGTAATTGTCTTTGATCTTGCACTACATTTAATTTGGTTATTGTTAGCATATTAAGAATAGTTGCACGTGAGTCTGATCGAGTATCATCAGCAAAATCATGGAATTGAGAGAAAGTAAAATGCGCATCTAATCCTGCTCTACTATTAAGCGCTTTATTTAGAGGCTGTAATTCCAGCATTGTTTTTAAATCGTATAGTCTTATTACATCATCAGCAATAGTTGAATACATGTAAAAAGGATAACCATCTTCGGTAGTCATAGAATCTTTTACCCAGTTAGCCGCTTGCAGGGGCGTCATATTAGGAACTAACACTCTAGTTATTTTATCATCATGATCCAGCATTTCATCATGTGATCTAATTCTTCTTCCAGTTGTAAGTATTAATTTATCAATGATATTTCTTCTAGTATCTCTATATGATTTACTTACTCTCATCAAGCTAGAACGATAGGCATGGTCTTCAATCATTTCTATAAACATGACTTCATTACCAGAAACATCTTTAGCTTGTCTTGATACCTCGCTTACTATAAAATTTTTCTTTACTTTCCCATTTGCTGCACTTGATACACTATATTCAACTTCAACTCTTTCGGTTCCTAATATATTAATTTCAGAAGCCGCATCAAATTTAGCATCCACATCAGCAACCACCATTGAAGCCGTTAGATATGGTTTATCTAAGTGTTCGTAAATACTTAATTCCGAAACAATTGGAGCTATTTGAAATGCTGTAAAATATCTAGATGTTTTTATTAATACAGAATCAAGTGTTACTGAAAACGGTGTTTGATACGCTTCTTCATTGTTGTCCATGTCATAGCTCTGATTTGAATTGTGTAATAATACTATTAATCACATCGGGTTTAAATACTTTAATATCTCTTAAAGCTTCATTAGCATTTTCAAACCTTTGTTGATACGTGATTTCAACTAAACTTGCGCCTGGTGCTAACGTAGGATCTATATCAACAGTTTTTCCTGAAGTGTTTTCATAATGATGAGCTGAAAGATATTCTAAAGAACTAGATGCAACCGTTGAACTGTTTGTTACTCCATTAATAACATTTGTTATAACTTCCGCTTGAAACGTATTACTGTTGGTAGGTTTTACTATTATCTGTCCAAGATCTAAATTTCTACGTAATATAATACCAGTTGCTCCTGATGTAGATCCAGTTATTTCTTGACCAACTTCAAACTTAGTTCCCAAATGCTCTCTTATAACTAAAGTCCTATTTGGATACTGCAACTTTATTCTATCAATGAGTTCACTATATGATAAAGGCCAGCCTTGTCTTCTAAGCTTATCGTTTAAAAGATAAAATGTCCAATAGCTATCAGTTGTTTGGTATAATTTAAATGATACTTGATCAGGCCTATCACCATCTAATATTGAGTAAGATTCATATGTTGCGGCATCATCTTTTAACTGATCAATTAAATCGATATAGGGTGTGATATTAGTAGCAATAGTAAATTGAGTCTCATTGCCAAATAAGTAAGGTACCGCTGGAAAGTTTTGAAAATATGTCATTAGAAGCCTGCCTTTACATCTTGTTGATCTAAGGTTTGTTCTTCTACAAAGCGTAATTCTAAATCGATTTCTTCAAAATTACCATCTGTATAGAATGCCATATTATTAGGATTAAACGTGGTCGTTACACCAGCAAGATGTAGTAATTTCATTTTGTATCCTACATTTTTTACTTCTCCTGTTACAGGATTTTTATAGAGAAATTTTACTTTAAATTTTCTCGGAAATTTGTAACCAGCAGAAATGCCTTTAAGTCTAACTGATTCTGGGTATGCATTTGTTCTAAAAAAAGTTATTATATCTTTTATTTCATTTGCTTCTCTTTCTGATGTTGGTTTCATTTTAAACATCAGGCTAAGTTCTCTTAAATTTACTTGTTTAAAAACGGCTCTTATATTTGGATTTGCTGTTTTTTGTAGGGCACTTCTTATAGCTGGTCCTGCACCACTTCCATCGATACCAGGTAGCTCAGACAGCCTTGCAACCGCTAAAGATACTACTTCTTCACTTGCTCCTCCGAACGCTGCATCTTTTAAAGTTGAAAATGCTTCACCTATTCCACGAAATACTGATGACATAACATTATCTCCTGAAGCAATACCTCGTTCTATAAGTGATCCAAATATTCCAAATTGTACGTTTCTATCATAATCTAATCCATCAGTTAACTGTATGCTTTGAGGCATGTACAACTGAACAGTTCCTGCTTCTTTAAGTCTTACAGTTCTTTCTTGATTCGGCGCTCTACTTGGACCAAACTGATCCGCGCTTACAAATGCTTCACTAGCGTTTTTTACATCATTTAGTTTTGTTTCTAATCCTAACTTTTTCTCGATAGCTTCCAAATCAGCACCTGACATACCACCAGGAATACTTCTACCGCCTAGTCGTCCAAAACGTAGATTAGTGGGTAGAGAAGTTGGTGGAGTTCCAGTTATGTTTTCAACTATACCGCTTTTGATGTCAATCCCGAACCCTCTCAGCATAGAACCGAGTCCATTCATTTCAGTAACTTTAGGTGGGAATGTTTTAAACACACTGAATTCAAGTATTCCTCCATACTCAAAAACATCTTGTTCTCTAGGAAACTTTAAATTGCTACCATATCTTTGGTTGGGATCGACTACCATATAAAACTCCGATAAATACTTTAAATTTATTGTAACTATTTATATGAAAAACTAATGGTTTTATATCAAGGAAAATATAGAGTTTCTAATACTAGCAAGTACAAAGGCGATGTTGACAACATTATTTATAGGTCATTATGGGAGGCAAAATGTTTTAATTGGTGTGATAAGAATCCAAACGTTAAGTCATGGTCGAGTGAAGAGACTGTGATACCGTACTACTATGATATCGATAAGAAGTTTCATAAGTACTATATTGATCTTAAGATTAAAATGAAAGATGGTAAGACAATATTAGTTGAGATTAAACCAAAGAAAGAAACACAACCTCCAAAACCTGGTAAACAAGGAATTAAAGGTCGAAGATATATTAGTGAATCTTTGACATATGTTAAAAACATGAACAAATGGAAAGCCGCAGATAATTTTGCAAAAGACCGTGGTTGGCAATTTCAAGTATGGACTGAAGATACACTAGCGGAAATGGGTATCATGCAAAAATGGAAAAAAATGAAGAAGTTAAAACCTTTAAAAAGAATATGATAAACTTTGATAATAAAAAAGTTCTTGATTTTGGTGGAAACTTTGGAACTTTAGATATGGGATTTGGTAATTTATTAGAACATAAGGATATATTACCAGAAAACTATACATGCGTAGATATCGATAAACATGCCATGGATGAAGGAAGACAGAAGTATCCAGAAGCTGAGTGGATATATTACAACAGATATAATTCAATGTATAATCCCGATGGACAAAAGGATTTATTACCAGTCATCAATAAAAAATATGATATAATATATTCTTACAGCGTTTTCAGTCATACTTCTTATGAAGAACTCTTAGACTTTATACAATATTTTAAAACAATACTTACAGAAAATGGCTTTATGTATTTAAGTGTACCTTGCAATGGAGATAAAATAATCAAATGGTTCTATCATAAGAGAACAAAAGATTATGGAGAATGTGATAATATTCACAAGCTACCTAAAAGCTACATTTACCTTGTTGATAATAAAATTAAAGATCGTATACCAGAGAAATGTCAGCACCTTGTTACTATCTACAATAAAGATTTTTTAAAACTAATTGGTGAAGTTGTAACTACAAATCTACCTCAAAGTTTTTTAAAGATTGGTTATAAATAGTTGTATGGCACAGAATTTATTTCAACAATTAGAGATAGAAGCGTTTCGCGCTGGTATTACACCTCGTACGAAGCAGTCTATTGAGTGGTTTCGTAAGAAAGCATCACAGCTTGGTAAAACAACTGTTGCAAATGTCATGGACGAACCTGAAATAAAACAAGTGGCAAGGGCAGAAACTGAAGGACCAATAGGAAATATGTACATGTTTCAATACGATCCAAAGTACAGACAAACTTTACCATACTATGATGCGTTTCCTTTGGTTATAATAACAGGAGCAAGACCAGGTGGATTTATTGGAATGAATTTGCATTACTTACCAGCGGTATTAAGAGCTAAATTACTTGATGCTATATTAGGTAATTCAGGTGGTGCCGGTCTCCCTCAAAGATTAGTTGAACCTACTATACATAGATATTTAAATAACCATGTAAGAAGTAAATTTGCATTAGTTGATAAACCAGAGTGGGAGATAGCAACATTTTTACCGACTGCTGATTTTAGAAAAGCGCCAATGTCAACAGTATATAAAGATTCAAGAAGAGCAATGAGAAGAAACAGATGAGTAGCATAGAGGATTTTAAAACAAAAATAGGTAAGGCTGGAGGACTAGCAAGACCTAACAGGTATAAAGTTAGATTACCTAGATTGGATCATATACCGGGTTTCGAAACTGATATTGAAGGACTCGATCTAATGTGTAGTAATGTTAATTTACCTGGTAAACAGATTTTAACAGCTGATAGAGAAATAGGAATAAAATTTGAAAAAGTTCCGTATGGATACGCTGTAGATGATATAAGTCTTACTTTTTATCTTACTAATGATTATCAAGCTAAGAGATACTTCGAAGCATGGGCGGGTAGTACGGTGAATTATAGTAAACATCAAATACAATATAAAAATATATTTCAAAAAACAGTAGAGATATTTCAATTGGCTGATGATATAGCAGGTGAAAAAAAGATTTATGGATGTAGACTTTTTGAGGCATTTCCAACTACATTGAATCCTGTTGAAATGAGTTACGAAGCAAATAATGTAGCAGCAGTATATAACTGCCAACTTTCTTATACAGATTGGGAAGAAATTCCTTTAGATAATACAATTGGAGCATTGAATGATACCTAAACTAAATGATAAACCACAGTATGAAATGACTATACCATCTCTAAATCAAACAGTAAGATTTAGACCATACTTAGTAAAAGAAGAAAAGATCTTGATGATGGCATTTGAATCAAATGATAAAGTAGCTTCATTAAGAGCAGTAACAGATACAATCAACGCATGTATTGATGATGAATTCAAATCAAATGAATTAAAATTATTTGACATTGAATATATGTTTACAAAAATAAGATCGAAGTCTGTGGGTGAAAAGGTTAGTTTACTAGTTACATGCAGCGAATGTGAGCATAAAAACGAAATATCAGTAAATATTGAAGATGCTAGAGTTGATATGCCTGAAAAGATAGAGTCAAATATCGAGATAGCCGAAAATGTAACAGTTGAAATGACATGGCCCATCTATACTAAAATGATTCAAAACAATAAGATAATTGATAAACCTAATGAAGTTGACTCAATTCTTGAATTAATTGCTGATTGTATGGTTTCAATTAGTACAGAAGATAATAAAGTTTTATTAAAAGATGAACCTCGTGAAAAGGTTATTGAATTTATAGAATCTATGACCAATGAGCAATTTAGTAAGGTAAGAAAATTTATTGAAGAAATGCCAACTGTTCATATTGATCATGAATTTGAGTGTAGCAGTTGTAAGAAACATAATAAAGTGACAGTGAGGAATATTACCGATTTTTTTTAGTGTGGTCTTCTAATGAATCCTTAGTGAATCATTATAAGACCAACTTCGCACTATTACAACATCATAAATATTCTTTAACAGAACTTGATAATATGATACCTTGGGAGAGAGAAGTGTACATATCTCTTTTAAGTCAATATATAAAAGAAGAGAACGATAAGATAAAACAGCAACAGATGAGAAGAAGGTAATGGAAGAAAAACTCGAACAGATAAGACAGCTGCTGGTTGACATTAATAGAGGTATAGGTCTTGATAGAAGACAAATTATTCCAGATGTTGATGTTCAAAGAGCTGAAAATCAAGATACCACACAAGTTCCTAGAGTTTCTGCTGCTGGTCCAGCATCCGTTGAAAGACTTCAAGAATCTCCTGAACTTGTAAAGCTCACAAGTATAGACATAAGATTACAAAATATTAGTAAAATATTATCAGATGTTGAAAGCAACGGCGTTAAAATATTAGGAACGGGTGCCGCAACTCTTCCTAATGCTTTACAAAGATTATTAAGTTTACCAGGAAGAGCTGTTCGTGGAGCTGGAAGAGTTATAACAGGTGCGGCAAGTAATGTTATAGGTTTACCAGGCAGACTTATTGGTGGAGTAACTGATAGAATTGGAAGAGCTGCAGGTGCGGTTGGAAGATTAGCAACTTCTCCATTAAGAGGTGTGGGTAATCTATTGTCAAATCTTATGACTCCAAAATCTGTAAGAGAACTCGTACAAAAAACTCAAGAAACAAATGAAGTATTAGAAGAAATTAGAGATATTATAAAAGAAAACAATGACAAGACTACTGAATATCAAGCCGATACGTTAAGGTTATTATTAGAAGGTAATGATTTACAGGACGCCACGATACAAGAAATAGCGGCAATAAGAAATCTTTTAGAAGATGAATTTCTAAGAGATAGAAGAGGAAACTTAGACGCATTGGAAGATAGAAGAGAAAGAAAACCCGCTGTACCTATTGCGATGCCTGTAAGAACAAGTGATAGAGATCGAGACAGAATACAGAATCAACAAGAAGATGGCGGATTTAGGTTTCCAAATTTATTAGAGTTGTTAGGGTTAGGTTCGGCAGCTTTTGGTTTAGGAAGAGCTTTAAGATCAGTTGGAAGATCTATAAGGGGAGGGTTTAATAGATTATTTGGTAATCAAGGTCGTACTAATGTTAATACTCGTGGCAGTAGCGTAAATATTCAGAACGGCCAAGTTCGATCAGGTAATGAAAGGTTTGGTAATCAACAAGCTGGCAATCAACAAAATAATAATCGACAGACCGGTAGTCAAAACCGAGTAAATAGATTTGGTGGGATATTTAATAATCTGCCAAATATCAATGATGTTGGATCATTCGTAAGCAGAAATATAAGAAGAGCAAATCCAATTGGTGCATTCATAACTGGTCTTGGAATAAAGCCAACGGCTGATGGAACTATATCAAGTGGAGTAATGCCAAGTTTTCCTGGAGATAAAAGTCAGGTATCTAATATAAGAGAAGCTCGTCAAGCAATTATAACAAGAGAACAAGAAAAAAGAGTACGTCTTGAAAAAGAAATCTTTGATGCTACCGCTGCTAGATTAGCTCAACCAGAAAGTCAAGCACTAAATGAAGTAGAAATTACAAACAAAGCTCCTATTGAAGTAGTTGTAGTTAATGGTAATGATATTGGTGGAACAATTACAGGTGAAGCAGGACCAATATCAAGTACTCAGCCTAATAACATAATAGTAAATGATAGAAGATCTACAATTCCAGAAATAAACGTTGGATCGGCTCCAAACATTGGTGAAGCAATAGTATCTTCTGGAGTGGATGGTTCAATAGCTCCAATTCCTAGAATAAATTCTGCAGCCGCAAATAGAATTGCTGGAGAGATCGCTCAAATAGAAGGTCAAAGAATAGAGAGGTCCTTTACAGCTCCAAGTGGATCTTCAAGTAGTTTAGCAAATATTGATACTACTTCTGTTATTAAGCAACTCAGTCCAGTAGAACAGCAATTTAAAAATGTTGTTGAATCAGGTAATGATATAAAAATAAATGAGTTTCTTAAAACCTTATCTGAGGGTAAAGTTTTTGAATTATTAAATAAGTATAGATCCAATAATCCTCAAGTTGAAAGAATATTTAGACAATATGCAACAGGAACAAACGTCTATAGTAATACCTCTTCTAGGGCGAGTGATGCAGAAAGATCTGATGTTCCAAAAGTTATACTTGAAATTAGTCCAGGTATGAACCTAGGTCAAGAATTTGAAAGAGCTTTAGATGGTGCAAGTGATATTGGTCCACAATCTGGTCTAATTAAACTACAAGATGAAAATATTAGTTTGTCAAAAAATAACGGATCTAATATAAATTTTCAACCTCTAGTACCAGTAAGTGCTCCAGTTTCTAACAATGTTTCTAACCAGAGCACTACAATATTAGCTAATTCTATGACTAACACCATCAATAGAGCTGATGATGTGGTACCAGTTTAATCGTCATTAACTAGGTTGGCAAAATATGACATAGTGTCATCTTCATCTTTCTTTTTAGATGAAGTATCTTCTGCTGTTTCATTAAAATCAGGAATCGCATCATCTAAAACCTCTTCAGTTTTCATAGATGGAGGAGGTGAACTATTACCTAATTTTACCTCATCACTCATAGATAGAGCTCCACCTACAGCATCTTCGCCTAAGACACCAACAAGTTTTGCTTTAAGTTCATTGTAGGTTTTATATGATTTAGGATCAGTGAACTCTTCGAGTTTATGCATTTTATTATAAACTTCCTCGAGATAAGCATCATCTTCCGATAGAGGTGTTTGTCTATCAAACTCTGATTTATCATAGTTACGATAACCTTCTACATCTCTGATTTTAAGTTTAAAGTTAGCACCTTCCCAGAAATCAAATGGGTTAAGAGGATCTTCATCAGCAAATTCTGGTTGCATTGCATCCATAATTTTATCAAATATTTTTTTACCATATTGATAGATGAAAACTTTACCGTCATTAGTTGGATTTCCAGGATCATTTACTACCAATATGTTCGATACATAATGTAGTCTTCTTTTCTGAGTTCGAGCTTTTGCTTTATCAGACTCCAGACCAGTATTCCACAGTCTGGAATTTAATTCTCCAACTGGATCATTTTGTCCAATAGATGTTAAAGATCTTTCAATGTACCATCTACCTGTTGGACCTTTGAAACCATGATCCCAATATCGGTTCCAAGGAAGATCAGAACCCTCGTTAGCAGGGAGGAAACGAATTACGGCATAACCATTGTTAGATTTATCAACGGTTGGTTTCCACATCCGATCGTCGCCAAAGTTTTGTTTTTGATTATTTCCGCCTACTGCTTCAGCAGCTTTGACGAGATTATCGATGGAACCTCTGTTCCTTTTTAAATTAGCAAAAGACATATATTTCTCCTTATTAACTGTAATATTGCTGTATTATATTATTATTATA